TTATGGCACTACGGGTTTCTACTTACTCAATTAACTGTAACTTAGTGTATAATCGCACACAAATCTACAAATGGAGGTGAGCGATGAAGCAGTTCTACGACGCAGGCGGTGGGCGCGTGTTGACCGTTGAGTACGAATATGAGCCCGAGGACATTTCGCTGCGCATCAACGGCATTCAGATGGAGCCGGACTATCCGGCACGCATGGACATTACGGCCGTATTACTGGAGGGTGTAGACATCATTGACCTTCTGTCAGACGCAACGTTGGCTGACATTGAGAAAGAAATCTGGGAGGGTGCGCAGTGACTTGGCCATTCCCACCATTCCCAAACCCATTAGACAAGGGTACTAAACAGCCCAAGTTCAACCCTGAGAACCACGAGGAAAGTCCACTATGAGCAAAGAAACACTGACCCTAAAAACACCACGTATTCCAGAAAAAGAATACACCGCCAGACAGCGAGCAATCAATTACAAAACAATTGAAGATCTGGCAAAGCAGTGCCTTCAAGATGTTGGCGTATCGCTTGACTTTGACGAGTCAATCCAAGGCGCAACAAGGGAGCGACTTGCACACGTGATGCACAACCTTGTGATTATTCGGCACAAAAACAAAATGAACAGGGAGCACAACCCATGAGAAAAGAGCTTGGAAAGATTCAGAAATTTGACGTTGGTCTTGGTGGCTACGATGGCGCGATGTTTGGTATGTCGGTCACGCTAGGTGGCCAAGGCTGGGGTGTTTGTGACTTTGATGGAACATGGTCACGCACGCCGGATCAGCATTGCCAATGGACGGTTGACGACCAGATAAAGCTATGGGGTGAAATGTGTCGCCGTGTTGCAGACCTTATGGCTAAGGCCAAGGTAAACACTTGCGCTGACATGGTTGGCATACCTGTTGAGGTTTCATTTAACGGTAGCTCACTGCATTCATGGCGCATTCTTGAGGAGGTGCTATGAACGCATACGAAGACTTAATGAAGTTTTTAGATGAAGGCGAGGCCGTAGAAGCCTTGGTCTTTGGCGAGTACGGATGGGGTGGCTACAGCGAAGAAACAATCTTTGTCCCGAAAGACAAGCAAGGGGTTTTGTTGACGCTTGAAGATGCCAAACCAATGATGGATGGATGGACATACTACGGAGGCTACGGTGCGCCTCAGTGCTACGCAACTTACGTATGGACAAACAAGCGGGTGATATGGGTCACGCAGTATGACGGATCAACTGACTTGTGTGATGCGCCACGCAGCCCGATAGCGTGTAAACCTAACATGTATGGAGGCTGACATGAGAATTTCCACCACGGTTAAATACGAGCTGGTGCTACACAACGTGCCGACCTGTGCCGTGTGCAACAAGCCGGTCGATCGTGTCGAGTCCATGTACGACATAGCTTATGGCGGCAAGCGGTTTCGCGTGTACTGCCACGGTGATGTGGAGGAGGCATTCCTCAACGACGTTTGGATTGAAGACTGCGCTAGTGTGCAGTTCGGTCAGGCGTTCATTGACAAGCTGCCTCAGAAACAATTGGAGTCGAGATGAACAGGGAAGAAATTATTCGCATGGCACGGGAGGCGGGGTTTCCTGAAGCAATTTTGGAATTATCGCCAATAGCACTTGAACGCTTTGCCGCCCTTGTGATTGCCAACCACCCACCTCAGTCATTCATGACATGGCAAGAGGGATACGAGGCAGGCAAGCAGACCGAGCGTGAGGCGTGTGCAAAGTTATTGGAACAAGCCGCAGAAGCCGCTAAAAATGCAGACCCACAAGGCTTTGTTTGGCAAGCCGTTAAAGCAAGTGTTGAAGTAATCCGAGCAAGGGGAGATGCGTGAGAAAGCGTAGCAAGTACAGACCTCGCAAGGTCTTTGCTGATCCGGTGACGTGGGTCATCAATGGACTGAGGCCAATGAGTGAGCACGAAGAGGCTATTGGTTTGAAGATCAAGAATCACTCCGCCCTCTCCGATGTAACGCAGGGTCACGGCGACAGAAACAAGGTTGATGTACTGATCGCGGCCATGAATATGGCGGAGGCTTTGTACACAGTGAACCCAGATCTTGGTAAGCAGTACGCAGAAGAGGTCAAGGCGGCACAGGATGCGATCTTCCACATGGCTAGGCGCGGAGTAGAGCGGGGCAGTTTTGTATTCACTGGCCTAGAGATGCAAGCAATTAACACTGGCATGGAAGTACATGATGCACAGCTAGATGCCTGCACAGTTGGAGAGCTTGAGGCGGCCATTGAGTACGTATACGAGGCGATCAAGCACAGAAGAGCAAGAGCAATTATTAAGGAGACAGCATGACACAAAACACACCAGCGTTCCCACAACCTGACTGCGGCCATGGTAGGCCGTATGAGTCTGGCATGTCCTTGCGTGACTACTTTGCGGCTAAGGCTATGCAAGGTTTGTTGTCTTCTGATGTTTACGCGCCAGTCGAAAAGTTTGCCAAGCAGGCGTATGTAATGGCAGATGAAATGCTGAAAGCGAGGGAGTCATGACGATACCCAAGTGGGCGCAGAAGATGATTGACAGGGGTGCATCACCCGAGGTCGTCAAAGAAAGAATAGAGAAACGTAAAGCCAATGATCGCGAATGGGCAAAGCTTAATGCAGACAGGAAGCGAGAGCACAAGAAAGCTTACAAGGAACGGCTAAAGAAGAGGGAGGAAGAGGCATTGAATCCACCAGTCGTTGAGAGATACGAGGGCTCAGTAATTCCTAGCCCCTATCACGCTGACTGGAAACAGATGCCTACGTACCGATGCCCAGAACTTACATACAGAGGACAAGCATGAGCAAAGGACTACTTGACGACATTCCAATTCACAACGAAGCCCGCGACAAGGCGTGGGAAAAGTTTATCAAGCGCAAGGATGTTAAGCATTTGGTTGAGCATGGTTTGTTTGACAAAGGCTTCCCTCTTTATGGCGGCTACTACGAACTGTGGTGTCAGGCGTGGGATCGAGCTTGGACTGATGGACACAAGGCAGGATTCGAAGGTGGTTGCAAATGGACAGAACTTATGAAGGATAAAAACACATGAACGACTGTCCAAACTGTGATTACCACAGACAACGAGCACAACTGTGGCGTGAGGAAGCCTACAGACAGGCAGGGCATCCGTTGCCTGAGCGTGAGTGGGTTGGGCTGACGGAAAAGGACATTTGTGAAGCCGCAGTCAAGTCTCAAGAGGGCATTTCCCCACGCGATGACACTTTGCGTTTTGCCATAGCCATTGAAGCCAAACTCAAGGAGAAGAACACATGACTGACTGGACAAGCGAAGAGGACGAAGCCTTTAACGAGGTAGAAAAGCACAGCAATCTTGGCAAGCAGATCCTGCGTGACATTGAGGGTCAGCCGTACTACTTTGACGTTTACGTTTCTGTTTCACAAAGAAACGCAGTGCTTGAGGAGGTGGCAAAAGAGTTTGACCGAATGCCATTCGGTGACACGGCGGCAAGCTTCGCCATATTTGTTAGGAACATGAAGACATGAATGGTTTCGTAAAGCAACAATTATCAATCGGCAGTAAGCAGCCAGTACATCAAACAAAGGAGTGTGACAAATGCAAAGAGATGAAGGTTCCGGAGGGAGGGATTCAAATGAACCCAAGCAAGTGGTATTGCGCGGGATGCTGGACGAGGAGGGCGGTGGCAAAGAGTCCGAAGCAATGACAATGCAAGAGATGCGCGACAAGCTGGCTTGGCATACCAAGTACATAGACATGCTGGAAGACTTGATCTGCCACTACCAACGAGAAGTAAATTACTGGAAAGCAAGACGATGAAACAAGACAACGAACAGATCCGACAAGTATTCGAATCCTTCATGGCCACCAAGTCTAAGGACATTGCTGAGTTATGGACTGGCAAACGCTATACCAATCCAAACATTCAAACTAAGTGGCATTATTTCCAGTTGGGCTGGACGCTGAGGGGTAACAAATGATTCTCAATATCGGAGTTATCCGCATCGACGGTGGCACGCAGTCTCGTGACATCATCGACCAAGATCAGATCAACACCTACGCGGAGGCGATGGCCGCAGGCGATAAGTTTCCTGATGTAACTGTGTACTTCAACGGCCTTGAATATTATCTGGCCGACGGCTTCCATCGTTACTTTGCCCACAAAAAGCTGGGTAAGGTGAGCATCTGTTGCAACGTTGTAACAGGCACGCTTCGGGACGCCATCCTTTATTCGAAGGGAGCTAACGCCGACAATGGTTTGAGCAGATCCAACGCTACCAAACGTAAGTGCGTGGTGGATATGCTGGAAGATTTTGAGTGGCAGTTCTGGAGCAACACAGAGATTGCCAAGGCTTGTCGCGTGTCCGCTGAGTACGTCCGTCGCATCAAGGCGGAGAAGGGCGTTCATACTGAGACAGTCAAGTACAAGATGGGCAAGAAAGTATTCGAGCGCAAGTCAACCACTGCGATCAATGCCAAGGCCGAGCCGATCCCAGTAAAGAAGGAAGAGCCGGAGTTTAAGTACGATCCTCAAGAGGAATTGCTTCAGTCACTGGCCGCCGAGAATGAAATGCTCAAGGACAAGCTGGCCGTGGCAAACATGGGCAGTGACAGTGAGGAAAAGGATCAAGCAGCGGCAACGATTGCTGAATTGAGAGAGCGCGTGCGGGTATTGGAGGCGGAGCTGGAGGCCATCAAGATCACCCGCAACTCATACCAAACCGAGAACGGTCAGCTCAAGAAGCAGATCGCGGCCATTCAACGTCAGGCAAAGAAGTAAGTAAAGCCTAAGCCAGCAGGCTGGTGTGCTGGCAGTGAGGAAATTATGGGACTAGAACTAAGGCCGTATCAATCGGCAACGTTGGAGGCATTGCGTAAGGGATTCATGGCGGGACTGCGAAGGCAGATCCTTTACGCGCCTACGGGAGCAGGCAAGACAGAGATGGCCATTGCTTTGCTCGAAGCTACAAACAAGAAGGGAAACAAGGGTGCGATGATCGTCGATCGGATCATCCTGTGTGACCAGACAAGCGCCCGCCTAGACAAGTACGACATCGACCATGGTGTGCTTCAGTCTGGCCACTGGCGTGACCGTCCTTATGAAAACATTCAAGTCTGTTCAGCGCAAACGTTGGAGAGAAGGGGTGAGTTTCCGGGATTGAACCTGATGATTGTGGATGAGGCGCACCAGACGCGGGAGGCAACAGTCGAGTTCATCAAGAACAATCCAGAGATCAGAGTGATTGGACTGACAGCCACGCCATTCACCAAGGGGTTGGGTCGTGTGTATGAGAACGTTATCTCTACCATCACCACCAAGGAATTGGTTGACTCGAAGGTGCTTGTTCCATTGCGTGTGTTTATCTCCAAAGAGATCGACATGAAGGGCGCAAAGAAGGTGGCGGGTGAGTGGTCGCAGAAAGAAACCAGTGAGCGAGGCATCAAGATCACGGGCGACATCGTTGCTACATGGGTGGCCAAGACGAATGAGATCTTTGGTAAGCCAGAGAAAACCATTGTGTTCTGTGCGGGCGTCGAGCATGGTGCTCACTTGGCGCAGGAGTTTGCCAAGGTTGGATTCAACTTCATCAGCATCAGCTACCGAGACGACGATGAATTCAAGAAGGAAGTTATCGAGGACTTCAGCAGGCCAGACACAGAGATCCACGGACTGATTGCCACTGACATTCTGACCAAGGGATTCGACGTGCCTGACGTGAAGATCGGTATCTCAGCACGGCCATTCACCAAGTCATTGTCTTCTCACATCCAGCAGATGGGCAGGATCATGCGCGGCCATCCATCCAAGGAGTATGCGGTATGGCTGGATCATTCGGGTAACTATCTCCGGTTCCGTGAGGACTGGGATGAGGTGTTCGAGAACGGTGTGCATGAGCTGGACGACGGCAAAGAGAAGGCCAAGTCTGAGCCGAGCGATAAGGAAAAGAAGGAGTGCAAGTGTCCGCAGTGTGAGGCGTACTTCCCTCCGCGGCTGGACTCATGCTTGAACTGTGGTCATGTGCGTGAGCGCAAGAATAAGATCGCCGAGGTCGAGGGCGAAATGGTTGAGCTTGGTGCAACGATGGCCAGCAGAGACAGCAAGCAAGAGTGGTGGTCAATGCTTCAGTGGTACGTCAAAGTACAGGGCTGGTCGAACGGACGGGCAGCTCATGTGTACAAAGATAAGTTTGGTGTGTGGCCAAGAGGCTTGTCTGATGCACCGAAGATGCCGAGTAGTGACGTTGCCAAGTTCGTCGATGCCGGTATCAGGAAATACATTCGCCAGATTAAGAGGAAACGCTGATGGACTTACTCTTATTTTGCAAGGCGCATGGCATTCTGATTGATCGTCTCCCACCCATTGGAGTGTGGCGCAGGTTCCCGACCGAGGATCACCCGCACAAACGCAACGGTGCAGTGAAGTACATGGGCGACCATGCTTTCGTGCAGAACCATGCGACCAACACTGAGATCTCGCTGTGGCGGCCGGACGAAACAGTCAAGATCGACCATGCCAAGATCGCCCGTGATGTGCAGGCGGCGGAGGACAAGCGCAAGGCGGATCAGGTCGAGGCGACCAAGCGTGCGGCGTACATCATTGGTCAGTCGCAGTTGGCCAGACATGACTATCTCAAGCGCAAGGGGTTCCCTGATGGCGAGGGCTACGTGTGGGTGAACGATCATCGCCAGTTCCTTGTGCTTCCCATGCGTGTGGATCATCATCTGGTGGGCTGTCAGTTGATTGACCCAGAGGGCGGCAAGAAGTTTCTTTATGGCCAGCGTACCAGTGGCGCAACGTTGACGATCGACAATAAGGGTGTGCATATTCTGTGCGAAGGGTACGCCACGGCTCTGTCTGTCCAAGCTACGCTCAAGAAATACAAGCGGCGTTACACAATCCACGTGTGTTTTAGCGCAGGCAATATGAAAAAGGTGGCGGCCAATTTACCCAGTGGCTACGTCATTGCGGACAACGACGCCAGTGGTACGGGCGAGCGGGTGGCCAAGGAAATAGGCTGGCCGTATTGGATGAGCGATGTAGTCGGGGAGGATGCGAACGATGTTTACCAGAGGCTTGGTGCATTCGCTTTCGGCCAATCTCTACTGAAAGTATTGAGATATTAGTGGCTTGACCATGTGAACGTTGTCGTCAAGCTGGCTCATGAGCTTGAGGCTTTGAAGGATGTCACTGCCTATGTCAAAAACGTTGTCGCCTTCACCGACAATATCCGAAGTGACATAGACAGTGCCGTCGTCCATCTCATGCAAAAAGATCGCGAACATTGCTTGTTTCTTCATGGATGCTGATAATCTTTGTTGAGTGTGCGTTGGCTGTATCGTGGTCTGATGCTAGAACTAGGCGCATTATCTCCTCTTTCGATTCTGCGTCCAGCTCCAGCTCAAACTCGTACGTGCGTTGCAGTCTTACTTTGTACTTCATAAGAACCAGCAAATGCCCAGCGCGATGGCGGCCAGTATGACCAGCAACAAAATGAATTCAAACAATCCAGATCCTGCGTGTGAGTCGTATCGCTCGATGGCAGTTGCATACTCGGGTGAGTTGGGGAATGCCTCGTTCAGTGTGCGTGGGTAGCGGCGTGTTTGGTTTTCGTTCATGCTTGTGTCTCCATTGTTAATGCCTTGCACCAGTTGGCATAAGCCTTGTTGTACTTTGATTTTGTAAAGTCGGCGCACGTTTCAAATGCGTTAAGCCAGTCCGTCGTTGCGTTCCATACAGTTTCACCCACGTATGAGTCTTTCAGTATGTCCTCGCAGTCTGCATCATCTAGTTCATAACCTAGATCTCTGGCGCATTGTTTTAATCTATCGTAGTTCACTGCTTCACCTTTTTGAATGTGACAGTTTTGCCTTGTTGCTTTTCAAATAGCACTTGAAACTCGGCTTGCTCCCTTGAAAACAGCGTGTGTATTAGCTTGCCCTTGTCGTTGTAAACCTTCCAGACTGGCTCTCCGTCCAGCCGCCCAGTGTCGGGTAAATAATCCTGTTCGTCCTCGTCAAAGAACGACCAGCCCTCCCAGTGCCTGCGGTTATCGTCGCAGTCGAATACCAGTGAATACCGACGCTTGCCAATCGTTAAGGGATTATGGTTGCGCTCGAAGCTTCCGTGTCCAATCTCGCCGCTGGCGTATTGGCCATACTTGGGGAAAAGCACATACCAATGGTTGCGTTCAAGGTCAACGATCAGTTCCAGCTTGTGCACGCGTAGCTCTACGTCAAAATGTTTGATGGTCATGTCAATCCCTTGTCAATGATTCTGGCTGTAAAACTTCTACAGTTTCCTGCTCGTAGCGGATCTCGTCGCCGTCGCATTCGGTTGTGAATAGGTCATGAGCGGCCTCGATGGCCTCCTCGTGTGAGTCGGCTAGCACGCGCACCGATTTCACAATGATTGCTCTGATGATTACTTCATAGGGTTTCATTTTGCGCTCCTTGCGTAGTTGATTCCATCCTTCCAGATTAGCCATGCGTCACAGACTGAGGTGTAGTCACCCATGGCCAGCTCGTCGTCGATAACGTCGTGGTCGATGCCTGCTCGCTCCATTTGCAGGAACTTGATAACGCTCTCCTTGCGCACGGCGGCGCAGTTTGAGGCGTAGGACTCCAAAAAAGCCCATTCCATGTGTGTGAGTTGGTCGTTCATACTGCCTCCAGTCGTTGCACAATTTTCAAAGCGGTTTCGTAGGTTTGCTTGTCAGCCTGCCACTGTTCGTCAGTGATCCCGCCCTCATGTTCTTCTACAAAATATCTGGCCAGCTCCAGCGCGTGGCCAAGTGCGTTTATCTGTGCTTTGGTTAATGTTTTCATGCTTGCTCCCGTGTTTTAAATGATTTGAACCAGTCCAGAAGCATGGTCTTGGCCTCGCGGCGTGACAATCCGAAGTCACGTTCAAGGTATGCACCAGCTCCCCACATATTGATCGCGCCGCTGTCGCGCAGTGCTTCCAAGTATTTGAAAATTGTTTCTTTGTTCATGCCGCCACCTCTTTTTCTTTAACGTCTTGAATAAATTCTTCTGCGTGCACCACTTTGTAGTGCTGGCTCCCATCAAATTCTTCTCGGGCTAGCTCTTCGGCCGCGTCTTCGTCTTCGGCCTCCACCTCCATGAAATAAACCTGATGTTCAATGCGTACGTATTGCACTTCATACTTTTTCATACTGCCACCCCATAATGGTTTTCTACTGCGTCAATGATGACGTCAAGGTTTTGCATAACGCGCTCGTGCTGCATTTCCACTGTCTGGCGTGTGCATCGGTTGGGGTTAGAGTGCAAAACCTGCTTGCTGTAGTCGCCCATGGTGTAGTAATAAAAGCCATTCTCCAGTCGGCTTGCCTGTGCGGTCGTGGCCAGCACGCCGGAATGGCGTTTCATCGTGACGATGTTTAGGCGCATGGTGTCGCTG